AAACTCTTTGCGCAATGTATATCCATGCGCATGGCCTTCAGGCGTGTGGGCAATCTCGTTAGATGTATGCCATGCTGAAGTACAGACAATAATCATGCCAGCCAAGGCCGCATAATTCTTCTGATAAAAATCGTTTGCCGGTAGTTTGACCAGCAGCTGAGTAAATACGTTGTGGATGTCGTCTACTGAAATACGATTGTCTTTATCAACAATGTCATCCCACACTTCAATAGCGTTGTAGACGAGTGTCAGAAACTCTAAAGCCTCCAAGTCTTTAACAGACTCGGTTATCCATGGGGATAAAGGCCGAAGTGTATGGTTACTCATGGGGCTGTATCTTACCTTGTTTCAAGAAAAATAGTAAGGTTTATGCAGGTGGCGTAGGCCACACTACATTTGTAGGATACCCGGGTTGACTGGTTATGTCACGCAGTTCTTGCCGGTATGTTGCCCAAGCAGTTTGCTGGGTTGGTGTAAGGGGTCCGTTTGGAATCTGAGTCCAGTCGGAAGCATAGAGCAGATCATTGCGCTGCTGAAGCACTTGCCCTGTTACCAACGGAAGATTGATCTCCCATTGGTTGGTTGTGAAGTTGTAAACATAGTCGGACCCAGGAGATGGCGGTAAAGGGACAATCTGCTGGTTTTCCACCTTGTACAAGGTATTGTCCACTGGACCATCCACAATCATGAATCCATCACGACCTTCAATTGCCGTAGCCTGAGTGTTCCCACTACTAAAAATTTGCCCAGTAGTGGTGTCGTATTTAACGTAATACACGTTCATCGTTTAGCACCCTGTACAGAGATTGTTGTATTGGCAGCATAAAAAGATGGTCCGCCAGTGAGCTGAGAAAGCTGGACAACAAAATGCCGCACACCTGTGAAAGTTCCTGCCACGTTAGTCTGGACGGAAATCAAAGTTGAGTTGGTATGTGTAATACCGTTATCTAACGTGGCTACACCAGAAACAGTTTCAATCACACGAATAAATGTAGCCGTTGAGCCTGAACCGCCTGAGTACAACAAGTTACAAGTTACTAAGACAAGAACGTTGTTTGGGGCAACAGAACCAAAGTCTACATAGACTTCACTAAAGTCTTGCCAGACAGCGTAGCCGCTTTTGTTAACGGTCACACCAGAGTAGCCGCCGCCGTTGGCAGGCACAGTCACAGCGTTGCCAGCAATCTTGAGTGTGCTTACTTCAGCGTCGCCAATCTTGGCACTTGTAACCGCAAGGTTAGCAATTTTTGCACTATCTACTGCTAAGTTATCAATTTTGGCGTTGGTAACTGCAAGGTCTGCGATCTTGGCATTGGTGATGGCTGCATTTGCAATCAGTGCATTTGTAATAGCCGCGTTGGCGATATACGCAGTTCCGATAGCCGCACCAGCAATGTATGTACTGATATTAGAAGAACTGATCTGACCGGCAATTTGACCATAACCGGAAGCAAAAGTTGCCCCCACTGTGCTAGTAAGTCGCCAAGCCCCACTCAGGTAAATCCACTGAGCAGGGGGAGATGTGCCTGTATCGTTCCAAAGGTCGCCTTCTGCCATACCGCTGGTAGGTTGCGTGGCTTGAGAATAAACCCTATTCCGAGTGGCATCAGATGGCGGTTTTGTTCCGCCAACATAAGAGTAATCTAGATTTGTTCCTGAACCAAACAGTACGGTTCCAGAGGAATCTTTAATCGTCAGGTTGCGCGAATCGATCTGTGAAGCTGTCAACAGTCCGCGAATGGAGGCCGCGCCAAACTCTGCACTGCCATTACCCCCGATATACCAGCCAGTTATACCTGCCGAGTAGCCTGTAGACTGAATATATTGCCCGACATTGATTGAACCTGCTGTAAGTTTGTTAACAGCTAAATTGGCAATCTTTGCATCATCAACAGCAAGGTCTGCAATCTTTGCATTTACGATGGCTGCATTCTGGATGGCAGCACTACCCACGGCAAGGCTACCGATCTTGGCACTTGTAATAGCGGCATCCACAATCTGAGCAGACCCGACAGCTGCGTTGGCAATCAGAGCGTTTGTAATAGCGCCAGTCTGAATGGCGGCAGTTCCAACAGCAAGGTTGGCAATCTTTGTGGATGTTACTGAGGAACTTGCAAGTTTGGCTGCATCTACCGCTAGGTCAGCAAGTTTGGAATTACTGATTAAGGAATCGGCAATTTTGGTTGGGTCAGAAATGACTGCCATATTGGCATTAGCCAACAGACCTGTAACCTTTGACCCGCCTAGGTCAATAGCCCCACTGGCAATTTTGTCAGCAGTAATAATCAATGGGCTCAGGTCTACGCCCCCCACCAAGCCGGTACCACCAATCGTTCCAACTGATGAGTTAAATGGGCCAGCTACGTTGGCCTGAGATACGAAACGAATCCAGTAGTAGTATGTCTTTGCCGTACCGACAGGGTCAGTATAGACAGCTGCAACTGTGAAACCTTGCAGGACCGCATGTCCAAGAACATTGTCTACGGAACGCCAAATTTCTGCGTAAGCGTAATTTAGAAATGTTCCAGATGTATTTGGATCATTCCAGCTGAGCAGGATATTTGAGAAACCAGAACTAATGGTTAACCCTGTAGGCGCTGGAGGTGGTGTGTAGTCCGTAGCTGGGTCGTACCCAGTGTTTGTACCGCCACCATTTGTAATCACTGGGTTCAATCCGCCAGTAATTGTGGTCCCGTTGGGTAAGGGGTTACCCGTAATTGCGCCGCCAATAAGCTCGAGACTTTCCTTCATAGGGCGAAGAATCGCCGCTATGGTGGTATCTTTTACCGGAGAGATTGAGGGTATACCCGGTAGTTTTGGCAGGTCAGCCATGCTTATGCTCCGGCAAGTTCAGCCACAGATGTAGCAATTGCGATACGTCTTACAGGTACGTTCCCGACAAGCTCGATTTCCCAGTAGTACGATCTTGTGATTGCAGGCAAACGCACTGGTTGGTCATCTGTAATATCACCCGTAAACACAAGTGCACCATCAGCGTACAGTTTAACTGTGACATAGCTTCCGGCATTGGCTGCCATGTAAACATAGTCTGCATGCAACTGAAGCGAGGCAAATGTTGTGGGGCGGAGTTGTAGAAACTTTTTAGACTTCCACTGGAACACCGTGTTGCTCGATGTGCTGGAATCCAAAGAATAAATTTTGTTATCCGTGGCAGACAAATAATACACGATGCCGGTGTTGGACTCAACAAAGCGAGCCTTGGCACTGGAATCAAATGTAGCCAGTGGTGGGTTGTCCCCACGCAAGATAATGATTGAGTTGCGAGTTCCGCCAGACAGCTGGTAGAACCCAAAGTACATGTTGTTGTACACCGCGCCAATCATGGTAGAAGGATTCAGCGCCTGCCACTCATCACGTGTATAGAGTGCATTAGAGATGATCTCTTGCGTACCTGGGGCTACAGAAGCCAAGCCGTTGGGACTAGCGTACAGTACGCCGTATTGGTCAGACACAATAGACTTCTTCGAGATACAAGGCTGCACCATTGGCAGCTTTTCTTGCACCATGCTAGAAGGAGTTGAGCCAGTAATCATGTATGGATTACGGGTTGTACCAACAAACAAAGAGTTGTTAAACACACCCAGACCCACGATGGGGTAATCCGTGGTCATCATGTACAACGAAGGCCAAGCGTGGGGCAGGTAGGGTTCGCAGAACCACACTTGATTACCAGTAAAGCCAGCCAGCATACCGTTGGGCATACTTACCAAACCTTGCAGTGTCGAAGGTGGTGGCGTGTAATACAACGAAGTCAGTGCGCTACCAAGCTGGGCAGTTGTTTTTGAATCAGTGTAGGACGACGTGGCAATAGGAATCTCAGCCACGAGCAAATAGGAAGCCGTGGTCGACCCAATGACTGAACGATAGATTCGTTTGTACTGGAAGTTGTAGTTTCCAGCAGGGGGTGACGCAAACCCGCTAATCGTGACGGGGTCGCCACTGGTATTGACTGTAATGTTGGTCGCAGGGCTGGGGGCAGATTCTTCAGACACTGACCCAAACACGGTAACGTATGTATAGATGTACGCACGGTCTTCTGTGGGCGAAGTACCAGTTCCTGCACGAGCCAAAGTAGGCGCACCTGTTGGAGCAGGAACACCCATCTCGTACTGGGCATTTGGATATGGTGCAGTACCAGCGCCGCTAGATGACGCTAGTGCCCAGTTTGTTTTCTTAGGGGAAAACCCTGAGCTTGTATAGTACAGGCGGAATTCAGATAAGTCGGCGACAGGGCCGGGAACCACGTCAACATCGTAGTTCCACTCAAGCCAGATTGGGGATGTGCCAGTCTGACCTTGGAATTTATAAATGGTTTGAACGCTTGCACCGCCTGCTGGAGTGTAGGCAAGCGTAGGGCTCTTCCATGGGCGAAGCTCTAGTGAGGTGAGCTTGGCATTATTTGCAATTTGAGCTTGGTTACCCTCAAGCTCAGTGGGACCAGTCCTCGGTACGATACCGGAAAAATTGTCGATACGCAGTCCGGGCATGATCCCACCTTCTTAATTAAGCTGCTGGAGCGTCTTCAGCAGGAGCTTCTGCTGCTTTGCTCTTTTTACTCTTTGTTGTTTTTTCACCACCAGCAGATTCAATTTCCTCTGCCAGAGCTTTACCGTCGTCATTCAGGTTGAAAACACCGTCATCGTCCAAGCTACCGACCTTCTTACGACCTGCCATAACGCCCACGATGATGTTGCCAGCAACTAGCTCAGCGCCGGTTGCTTCCATGAATTGCTCAAAACTAATTGCCATATTGGCTCCTTGAAAGTTGATTAAAAAGGTCTCCACAGACCTACACACATTCTGCCATTAAGAAGTCAAGACTTCAAGCGCATGGTTAATATGTTTAATCCGATCATTCAAACCAATAGTACCGCCGTTAATTTTCTTGGTCATGCCAAGAAAGTCGCGGGTATCAGCAAACCGATTGAGCTTCTGCACGTCCCAGAACCAGCCAGCAGTCATGGCCGCATATTGTGGCGTGCCAACTAGATCAGGCTCCATGACAAAATCCATTCCGCAAGCCTGCCCAGCATGGTAGTAGTTGGCGTGTCCTGTAAGCTGGATACACCCACGGCCACGGAAACGGTAGCCGTCACCACTAGCCTCATCCCGATTACCCATACGATTACTGTAGACCATGTTGGCAATCTTTTTGGCGTTACCAGCATATTCATTTGCTACCTCTAGAGTGGGAAAACGCTTAGGCCAAAGCTTCATCAGCGTAGCGGCACGGTAATTCAGGTTCTCTTGCAGAACTTTAAAGTTCCCGCACTCGTGAGAGCACTGCCCAATAAACGATGCTTGCCGCAGCGGAGTTGAGATATCAAACTTTTGAAACGTAGCATTGAGCGCATCGGTCCACTCAGGGCCAATGTGAAGCTGCTGAAGCTGTTGACTACTGACCATTTATCAGGCTCCTTACTTCGTTGTAGGCGCTGACGCAGGCGTTGAGCTTGTTGATGGCTTTATCTCCTTCGGTTGCGATGTCGATAAGAGCTTCAATAGTCTGTCGCTCAAGTTCGCTTGCATCGGTGTTGCTATTTCCTGCGGGAGCGGGGGCACTTGGGCTGGCTTGTGGACAACTTGGGGCTGGGAGCCGCAACTTACCAGTACGGGCAAGCTCATGCATAGCAGACTGCTTTTTAACAATGTCATCTTGTGCCTTTCTCAGTTGAGTTTCCTTATCCGCCAACTTGGAAGTCATGTTCTTTTCCAGCTCGCGTGCTTCTTCATTCTTCTTGGCAATCGCTATTTGCATCTCGGCATCACGGTCGCTCCAACCAAAATGGTACCCGCCAC